GAATTGTCCATAGTAAGTGAACAGACCAAGACACGACTTTCACAAGCTATGAACAACATAAAACTAGACGATAAAGAGCCGACTATTGCAGTTGTTAATGCAAGTGCTAGTGGTTTCTCTCTAGTGAATTAGGATTGTTGGGGGTATGGTAGTTATATCTGTAAAACCCCCAACAACGCTTGGAGCTTGCGGCTTGGGGCTTGCGGCTTTGATTAGTGGGGGGTGGCCCTCCGAAGAGGGCGTAGGTTAGTCAATGAATTGTTTTGCAATGTACAGAAATGACAGACCACACAATGCAAGTCCGAAGAGTGGTTGCCCAGCAACTGCCATTAGCAGACCACATACATTCAGAAGTATTACAGGTATTATAAATAACATATATATCCTTTCTGTTAATATCCCATAGTCCTATATTCGTAGGTATTTGTCAAGGGGTCCCTACACAAAACACACACATATATGTACACAGGGGGGTATACCCCAGATCTAGTATAAGGGGTCCCAATAACTACCACATATAGCCTTGTTTTATAGATTTACACGTGCTAAATTCGTTTTCACTAAAAACACAAAGGTGCAAAAAATTATAAAAAATTTTTTCAAATGCTAACCCCAGAACAGATAAACAATTTACCTCCTGACACAAAAAAGGAATATTTAAAAGCAGCGTTGCTTCTTGATGAAAAGAAAAAAGATCAAGCAATCAGAAATGATTTTTTAGAATTTGTAAAATACATGTGGCCTGAATTTATTGAGGGCGAACACCACAAGATCATGGCAGAAAAATTTAACAAGGTTGCAAGTGGTGAAATAAAAAGATTAATTATTAACATGGCACCAAGACATACAAAGTCGGAGTTTGCATCAAACTTTTTACCTGCATGGATGATCGGTAAACAACCTGATCTAAAAATAATCCAGGCCACGAACAACGCTGAGTTAGCCGTGAGGTTTGGTCGTAAGGCCAAGTCACTCATCGACACGGAAGATTATCAAAAAATATTTAACACAAGATTACGTGAGGACTCACAGGCCGCAGGTAAATGGGAAACAGCACAAGGCGGCGAATACTATGCAGCCGGTGTCGGTGGATCAATTACAGGTCGTGGTGCGGATCTACTTATCATTGACGATCCACACTCTGAGCAAGATGCGCTGAACGTGGCTTCGTACGACAGAGTTTACGAATGGTATACATCAGGTCCTAGACAACGTTTGCAACCAGGAGGTAGGATAATTGTTGTGATGACTCGATGGTCAGTTGCTGACCTGACAGGTAAGCTAATGAAAGCACAAAAAGAGCCAAAGTCAGACCAGTGGGAAGTGATCGAGTTCCCTGCCATATTACCATCAGGCAAACCAGTATGGCCAGGATACTGGAAACTAGAAGAATTAGAAGCGGTGAAAGCATCCGTGAATATACAAAAATGGAATGCACAGTACCAGCAAAACCCAACAGCAGCTGAGGGATCAATCATCAAAAGAGAATGGTGGGTGCCGTGGGAGAAAGACGAGTTGCCGCCACTCATGCACGTGATCCAATCTTATGACACCGCGTTTATGAAGAAAGAAACCGCTGACTACAGCGCCATTACAACATGGGGCGTATTTAGACCTAGCGAGGACGATGGACCGAGGCTTATACTATTAGACCTTGTAAAGGATAGATACGAGTTTCCAGAACTGCGTAGAATAGCAAAAGAGCAGTATGATTACTGGAAACCAGAAACTGTGATTGTAGAGGCAAAAGCATCAGGTTTGCCGTTGACCTATGAAATGCGTAAACTGGGCATACCGGTTATTAACTTTACACCAAGCAAGGGAAATGATAAACATACTAGAGTGAACTCTGTTGCTCCGCTTTTTGAGTCAGGGATGATTTATTATCCGGACCGCAAGTTTGCTGAAGACATGATTGAGGAGTGCGCTGCATTTCCACTGGGGGAACATGACGACCTAGTTGATAGCATGACTCAAGCAGTAATGAGATTTAGGCAAGGTGGCTTTATAGAACATCCAGAAGACTACGAGGATGAAGAGTTACCACAACAGCGAAGGACGTATTATTAATGGCCGTAAACAAAATTAAAAAAGGCTTAGATTATCTAAAGGACCTGTTTGGTGTTGGTAAAAAAGCTGACATACCTACAGCAGGAACTGCTAAACCCACAAACACTGTTGAAGATGTTTTTACAAAATACGACGAAACTACACCACCAGGACAATTTAAAAAACAAGGCGAGATAATAGACGAAGACGGAAACGTTGTAACAAAAGAATACAGCTACAACCCAGAGTCTTTTACAGAAATGCAAAAGAGAGAAGGCAAAGGTAGTTTTTCTGAAGAGTCCTTAAGAGAACAATACATGGAAAGTGTAGATGCAGACGTGATGTCATACGACGAGTTTGTTATGAAACAACGAGGCATAACTGAAGCACAACTAGAAGCAGAAAGGGCGATGAGAGCAAAACGAATTTCACCAGAACCAAAACAAGTTTCAACGCCAGAGTCTGATAAATTTATATCAGATGTACAAGCTGCAACAAACAGATCAGAAGAAGATATTAGAGAAACAATTGTTGACGTCATGAACGAAGGTTATGAAGCAGGTGATCCAAAGAGAACAATGTTTGACAACGACGAACAGATAAATGCATTCTTAGGTGTTAAGAAAGTAAACCAAGGAGACTTTGAAGAATTTGTAGATGACTTTTTAAGAAGGCTAGCTGAAAGAGAGCCATCAGAATATGCACCACCTGTTTTAAGAGATAAAGACACAATGAAACTTGGAGCGGGGAAACGGGTTTTTCAAGATGACGATTATCAAAAATCTTACGATATGTTGGATGAGTATGGTTTTAGAGTTACAGATGATCCATCAGATATTATTCCTTACAGTCAACTATCAGAAAAAGATATTAGACTAGTTAAATTAGGTGTGCCTATGAACAGTAAAAAATACAAGGCACAAATGCAGGGATTGCAGGAAGGTAAACTTTTATCGGAGCTAGAAGACGACCCTATCAAAAAAGCAAATGCAAAAGCTTTTGAAGATGCATCAGGTGCAACAGAAAGAACAAAAATAATCAAAGCAAATGAAGACCTAAAACAAAAAGCAACAGATGAAATTATGGAAGCTATAGAAGAAGGTAATTTTGACAAAGCAAAAGAGATAGAAGATGCTTTTAATGACGGTACATACGTGCCTGGTGGAAAGAAAAGAACACTAAATGCAAAAGGCGGTCGTATTGGTTTTGCAGATGGTGACTTTGTTGCACCAGAAGATGTAATGACAACTAGAGGAGACAATGAAAGTAGAATAGCTGAATACATGGCAAAGATAGAAACAGGTGAACTAGTTTACGACCCTGAAACAAAACAGTTTATACCTGCGCCAAAGAAAAGACGGAGACAAAATACTAGACCTGCTGACAATGAAGAATACATGTCTGACCTGATGTATAGAATGAAGATGAACGAGATGTATGGTAAAAAAGATGGTGGACGTATTGGTTTGTCAGAAGGTGGTGGACCAAAGTTTTCTAGACGTGGTTTCTTAGGACTTATGGGTGCAGGACTTGCAAGTTTGGCAACGCCTTTTGGAAAAATAGTATCAAAAGCTCCGATCGGAGCTACAAAACAAGCGATACAAAAAGTTTCAGGAATGCCTGATTGGTTTCCATTACTTGTAAATAGAATTAAAACTAAAGGAAGAGTTACAAGAGAACCAGAGTATGCAGATTTTACTTCTGGAGGAGATACAGAAAAAGTTTACAAACTTGAGGACTATACTATGTATGAAGACATGACCACAGGTAAAATTACAGTAAGTGGTAGAGGTAATGATTACCAACAAGTTTCTATGGAATATGCACCAGGACAAACAACCGTGACACGAAAACAAAATCCATTGACTGGAGAAATGGAACCTCATTATGTAACAGATAAACCAACTTTTGAAGCAGGCGAATATGCAAAAGGTGATCCGTACGATTATGAAAATTTTGGAAATTACGACGATTTAAAAGGCGATGTTCGTAATTGGGAAAACTTTGCAACAGGTGGTAGAAAGAGATCAATAAAAGAAGCAGAAAAAGAGATTGATGATTTTATAGAAAAATATAGAAATCCAATTCTTGATGAAGATTTTGCAAAAGGTGGTAGAGTGGGTATGAAACAAGGGGGCCTAGCATCTAAATTTAAGGAGAAGGTAAGTTATGGTAATTGATAAAAAAACATTGAATGTTCCAAGACCTAGGCGTTCTTTTCAAATAAAAGGACCACAAGCAGGCGCTCAAGCTGCAACAGAAATGTTGCAACAACAAATGAACATGAAACCAAACATCGAAGTGACACCAACAGAAGATGGTGGAGCAGAAATAGATTTTGATCCACAAGCATTAAATGCAATGGCCGGTCCACAAGGACACAACGAAAATTTAATTAACTTAATGAATCCTGACGATGTTGAGCAATTATCTACAGACCTAATACAAGTTTACGAAGACTGTAAAGCATCAAGACAAGATTGGGAAAATACATACACAAAAGGTATGGACCTTCTTGGTTTTAAATACGAAGACAGAGCAGAACCTTTTAGAGGTGCAAGTGGTGCAACACACCCTGTACTTGCAGAAGCAGTTACACAGTTTCAAGCGTTAGCTTACAAAGAATTACTACCTGCTGATGGCCCAGTCAGAACACAAATTGTTGGCGCTGTTACACCTGACAGAGAACAACAAGCTGATCGTGTAAGAGATTTTATGAACTATCAAATTATGGTTGAGATGAAAGAGTACGAGCCAGAATTTGATCAGATGTTATTTAACTTACCACTATCAGGTTCTACATTTAAAAAAGTTTATTACGACTCATTACTAGGTCGTTGTGTTTCTAAGTTTGTACCTGCAGAAGATTTATATGTTCCATATACTGCAACAAGTTTAGAAGACACAGAGACAATCATTCACAAAATAAAAATGTCAGGAAACGATTTGTTAAAACAGCAGCTGTCAGGATTTTATGCTGACGTTGCTGTAGAAGAAGATGCAAACGTTGATGAAGTAACAGAAAAAAAAGATGAACTAGGTGGTATTGATCCACATAGTGATGAAATTTATAATATTTTAGAATTTCACACGCATTTAGATTTACCTGGGTTTGAAGAACTAGATGATAGTATGCAAGAACCAACAGGTGTAAAAATTCCTTACATTGTTTCTATTGATGAAGGTTCAGGCAAAGTTTTAGCTGTTAGAAGAAACTTCGACATAGATCATCCTACTAAAAAACGAAAAGAATATTTTGTACACTTTAAGTTCCTACCAGGACTTGGCTTCTATGGGTTTGGCCTAATCCACATGATCGGCGGATTGTCTAGAACTGCAACTGCAGCACTTAGACAATTATTAGACGCTGGCACCTTGTCAAATTTACCGGCCGGATTCAAGATGCGAGGC